TCCGCTTTCATTAATCAAAATCGTTTCTTTATTTTGATTGCCATCAAACACCATTGTCTTTGTTCTATCTTCTTCATCAGTATGTCGGTTTACATCTCGACTACCGTTTTGGTACCCGAGAGTATCAGCGACGTCCTTTGCAACAAACCATAATTCGTTATCTTTTTCTAAAATACGAACTTGGCCAAATGTATCATTTTTAAAAATCTGTAAATCATTCATATAACTACACCTCCTCGACAGTTAATTGCGGTTTCGATTCATCAACGATCAACTTAATCGTTTGACTATTAGTAGCAATAAAGTCAGTAACAGCTTCAGCATTATCGATGAACACCGGAGCATTAACTTTGAAATAGCTAGTCAATGCGTTAATGATATCTAGCCCTACATTAATTCTGGCAGCATTGTTCATGCTGCGGTAGGGAACACCTTTATATGTGGTTTCGCAACATTCTTCGACGTTGCCGTTTAACATAACATTAAACATCTTAAATCGTGCTAATTTGAATCTCGAGTTAATAATATCTTCTAGCATATCGACCTTAGCTTTGATGAACTCATCCATCAGATAAGAGGCTTCATCCAATTCATTCTTTTCGGCAACAAGTTTTTGCTGTTGATTTTCTAATTCGATAACACGATTTTCAATGTCATCAATCAATTTGAATTTATTCAATTCAGTTTCGAGATTTGCTTTTTTAGATTTTAAAGAGGAAAGTTCATTATCAAGTCTTGCAAGCTCTTCGGTGTCTGCACCTGGTTCCTCTTCAATCTCGAGCAAGAATAATTGCGCTTTTAAATCGGCGTACGTAGGATCATCTTCGATATTAGGTTCAGAACATGCTTCATATTCTTCACGTTTAACATCGCGCGCTTTGCTTTGTAGGGTAATGTCATCTATTAAGCTGTCAGCTTTCGATATCATAGTTTTTTGCTGCTCTTCATAGTTTTCTTTTAGCTTAGCAGCACTATCGATAAGGCCTTTCCATTCTTCAAGCTTTTTAGATTTATTAGCATTGAATTTTGCCTCGAGTTCTTCCTGCTTATCCACCGGTAGTTGTTGTCCGCAGGTAGGACAAGACTCTTTACTAAACTGCTGGGAGTTAAATGTGTCGAATTCAGATGTTAGAGTTTCGATGCGTTTGGCTTCTTGCTCAATTTCTTTATTAAGCTCGTTGCTTCTATCCATGCATCTATCTCTTTCAGCTTCAGTCGCCTTTAATTTAGATAGTGCTGTTTCATATTCACTTCGCAAATGTTGTTTGCGCTTATGATAATCGGATAGTACATCTGAACGTCTAACATCTAATTGACGATTAATATCACGAATTTTAGACTGCTTTTCTGTGGCGCTAAATCCGTTTTGAATAATTGCCTTTTGTTTTTCAACTTCATCAATGCCCGTTGATAAAGTTTTAATATCGCTGATTAGTTTATCTTTATCAGCCATAACTTCAGGTTTATTTCGCACAGCTTCATCAATACGAACCGGAATCATATCCAGTTCTTTATTAATAGCTGTTTTCTTGCTGGCAATCACTTTGCGTTGATCATCAACCGTGCGACCATCTAATAGCTCTGCTAATCGTTTTAAATCTTCACGACTATTAATTACAGCAGCATCGTCAATATCGCCACACATTTCAAGAAGTAGCTTCCGACGATTTTGCCAAGAGTACGTTTCGTTAAAATACAAAGGATTAGTGATCAACTTGAAGATGCTTTCATCGACAAGCGAACTAACTATCTCTTTGTATTCCTTTTCTTTTTTAGGCACGCCATCGACAAAGTAATCTGTTGTATGACCTGTGAGAGTTACTTCGCCACCACGAGGGGATGAGTACTTTTCACGGTATACACGTTTTAGTTCAACGGTTCCTCCTTCATCTAATGTAAAGGTACCTGTTACTTCGTGGTTAACTTTATGGATAGGTTCGCCACCATCCAATGTTTTGATTTCGAAGTCAGCTCTATCTAAGCTATCTTTGCCAAATAGCAACCAACACACTGAATCGAAAACGGTAGTTTTCCCAGTAGCATTATCGCCACGAATCACGACGTCGCCATTTAAATTTAATTCAAATGATTTCAGCCCTTTAAAATTTAGTATTTCCAGTTTAGTTAATTTCATAAGATTCCCCTTTTACAGAACACTAGCATCCACATCAATGGTATGCGGCTCAATCTGTAATTGATTGACCCATTGCATGACCGTCGAATTAATTTGAGCATTCTTTTTTAGTGCTTCATTAGCGAAGAGCTTCGCCTGCACTAAGTCGAATATTTGACGACCTTTCTTTTTACCTTTATTGGCCAATTCTAGGCACGCAACTGGCTTCATAGCATCGTCGGTAACTAACACTATTGCGGTAGTCCCTTTCATGACTCTATCTCGGTATGATCCAACACAATTTTTTAACCGCTTACCTGCAGACATTAAATCTGCGGCAGTTCTTGGGATCATAAAATGCATTCCGTTTACATCAGCTTGTAGCTGTGGAACCTCCGGAAGTATTACGTCACCGTATTCTTGTTTGTTGTAAACATTAACTACAACATCATGAAAGTCTTTTAACTTGCAATCAGTATTCCAAACTTGAGCTATATACTTACCAGTTATTTGACTGTACATATTAACAATATCCCTAATATCTGATGCAGTGACATTTAGCAAATATCGCAATAAATTTCGCTCACCATATCGTTTGGAAAGGCCAAGCCACATATTAAGTATTTTTTCAGTCCTAACACCCATATTCTCATCTAAATGAGCTGCATTAATTATTTTCGCAGATACATCATCGAACCCTTTTTCTCGATTAAGAGTCAATATTGTCCTTCGATTATTTTCATCTTTAAAAACATTCAGCATATCTGATAGCTTAACAATCATAGGGTCATTAACCATCATGCTACGCAATAATTTACTATCAGGAGCTCGATGATAAATTCGCAATGCTTCTAAGAATCCGGTCCCCTTTTTAGTCATAGCTAAAACCGAATCATAAAAATGCAGATCTCTTATAGAACCAATCCAATAGCGTGAAGTCCATTTAATGTTGCTTTTAATAATTTTAGTGACAGCAGGCATGTCAGGAGCGCTGAGCTTTAAGATCATATTAACCAGCATAGAAATCCCATATCCGCCATATTCACTAATCGAATGTGGGATATAAACATCTTTTACTTTATATCCACACTGTTCTGTTAAGCGCTTTTCAAATATTAGGCGCAGGCTTTTAAAGAGTTTGACCAAATGTTCTTTATTAACTCCATGAACTGCATATGACTTCCCTATGTATTTTAAAATTGGCATAATCGGATTATCATACTCACGAATATAATCGACTGTGAGTTCATGTTTTCTCTTATCTTCATCGATATAAAAAGCTTTTCTGGCTTTGAAATCAAAACGCAAAACCTCTTTATAAGAGCCATCTTCAGACGTTCCATCCCAAAATAGCTGAATACCTTTATATTTAATACGAAGATCGAGGAAGTCTTTGCAATTAACGACCTCAAAAAACATTTCTTTAGGAAATAATTCCTCGTCATCACATGTTAATATCACTTTGTGTACATATGGTTCTGAGCGGGTTCCACAATTAGGACAAACATAATATTTCGCACCTGTATAATATCCGCAGCCCATGCTATATTTGCGGTTCCATGTGCCACCAAATGTATGATTGCAATCGCAATGGTGAATTGTTGTGTAAGCAGCATCATAATGTTTTTCAATTATGATGCTGTCGAACATTTTACTGATATATAAACTAGACACAGTTTCCACAGAACGCCACCGCCTTAATCATCGAACATGGCAAAGATGCTCGAATTTTCTTCTACACCAGGCTCAACCGTTGGTTGCGCTTCATCTGCAGCTGGTTTGCTATCAACTGGTGCAGATTCTTTAGCTGTTTTAGTCTTACGTGTACGCTTTGGCTTTTCTTCCTTTGCGACATCTTCCGTTTTGTCTTTAGGAGTAGCTGTCTTGGGAGGCTCTACCACATCAAATGCTTTTACAATTGCGTTAGACGCTTTCATAACGCCTTCTGTGTAAGCAATACCAGCTTGGTATTCTTCAGCATTACCAGGGTCCATTTCAATGGCCTTGTGTAATATGTCTAGCGACTTTTTACATATATCTGCTTGGCTTTTAAATTGTTGCTTAGCCATATTTAAGCCTCCTTCTCTGCCATGATAGACTTCAAATCGGTGATAAGATCATCTGTCAAAGAGTCACTAGATGGACGAGTAACACCATGCTTGCTAAAAATTGCAAGTGCTTTTTTTGCTTTTACCCCATCTTCGCCCATCCATTCACGGAATTCCTTATAAAAGGCTTTTTTATCTACAGGTTCGGCAGCAACGTCTAATTCTGTATCTTGTTGAGGGGTTTCTATTGGCTCCGGTTCCTCGGCTTTTGTTGCTTCAGTAGGTTCAGGTTCTGCTACTGATTCAACCTTTTCTTCATTTTTAGGTTTTGTTGGGTTACCTTCGAAGTCTGTCACAGGGGTTTCTTGCTTTTCATCCGCTTTAGCCGCTTTAGTTGATATTTTTTCTTTCTTTACTTCAACTTTTTCATTCTTTGTCGTTTTAGGTTCTACAGCCTCTACATCAATAGTTTCACAAACTGTTGATGTAGGCGCTTTGCTGTCATGGCAACTACCGCAGCATTGATGGTTTAAAGTTTCATTCCATTCCGCGATTTGCAATGCCAAATCTTCTATGTTATTAAAGTTAATAGTTAAAACGTTTTTATTTTCCATGATATTTTCTCCTTAAAATTTAAATAATAGATCGCCATCGACTAATTTACCCTCAACCTCTTTAGGAATACCTAGGTCAAATAATTTATTAATTATGTCGTGGCTCTTCGTAATAAAAATAGTATTACGTTCAATCTGTTTAGCCGTAGGTTTAATAACGTTAGGTTCTTTTGCTAATGCAGGCGTAACGCAAATTACTTTGTTTTTAACGTCGATACCAACTTTAAAATATTCAGGCCCTTTTAGTTTCTGATATGCCAGCAAAGATAATTTAATGTAGCTTTTACAGATATGTATCGCTACTTTAGTTGTCTTCCCTCTACGGCCTTTGTTATCAGAAAAAAAGTCGAAATCAAAGTTATTTACAGTAGGTTTAGATTTTATTGCTTTTATTTCAGGCATTTTATCTCCTCTCAAAATTTAAATAGCAGCTCTACTGTACCGTTCTTATCATTAACGGTACCTTCGAGATTGTTTGTAATTCCTAACTCTTTAAGTCCGGCTAAAACAATACGAGCTCTTGAAATAACTACCTTTGACCGTTTAAGTTCGTGTGATTTTGGATAAATAGCACCTTTGATATTTTCTTTATCAATAGGTAGCACATGAATTACATGGTTTACTTTATCAATGCCCACCTTAAGGCCAATAGGTTTTCCCATTGCTTTATAAGCATCCATACTTAACCCACACGCGGAACCCCACACATTAAATCGTATCTTTGGAGGGTACCGGCCCGTTCTATTAAAGAAATCAAAATCTATATTTTTATTAACAGTTGGCATAGTAGCCTCCTTATGTGTTACAATTTAACTAGGTTAATTTAATTTGCGCTCGTTACTCATTGCCGTGAGTGCGAGCATTTTTACTTTTACG